CTCGTGAAGCACAAGCCTGGACTTTCACCCCGACAGGAGTCCTACGCTTACAAGTACCATGTCGAGGAAACTCGAATGAATACAGATCCATTCGTCCGCAAAGCGATGAAGCTCTGGGATCCTACTCTCTTCGAAGATTTGAAGGGGTACACCAAACGAGCTAAATTGACGACTGCTTTGACGACGTTGGCAAGGTATTCACATCCAGAAGTGCAACGACACCGGTTTCCACACCAGTACGAAGCACAACTGAGAAGGGCGATTGAACGCACTAGAAGCGTGTTCATCCCTTCAGAAAAGATACTCCGGTATTCTCTATCAGAGGGAGTAGACCATATGAATCTTGATTCAGCGGCTGGATTCACTTACCCTAACAAAAAGAAGTCAGAGGTAGTTGAAGAAGCCTACGATCTAGCTGCCTACATGCAGCACAGGACTCAGCGTGGTATGCATACCTTCGCTCCGCCGTGCAAACTGGCGTTGAGAGGACACCTGTCCTCAGGAGAAGAACCGAAGTCTAGACCCGTATGGGTGTATCCGATGGAAGTCTCGATTCTCGAGGCCAAATGGGCTATACCATATTACGAGTTTCTAGAGAAAGAAGTCAAAGAAGTCCACTTTGGTGAAGGCGCAATGTTAAAGTTGTCGCAGTTACTAATGGGGAATCTTGCGACCCATGATGAGTGCGCTGAAGTAACACTTGATTGGTCCGCTTTCGATTCTTCCGTCCCGTGTTGGATGATAAATCTAGCATTTGACATAATTTGGGACTCATTTGACAATGCCTATGCATTTCACAATGGTGAAGCGGTATACGGTGGTGATAAGATGGTCGCGAAGAACTGGAATCTGTTCAAATGGATTCGAGAGTACTTCATAAAGACCAAGATCATGCTACCAGATGGTACTGTTTACCAGAAATCACATGGCATACCGAGTGGCAGTTTCCTTACGCAGGCAGTTGGCTCAATTGTCAACTACCTTGCGGTCTGTTTCCTTGACGAGGTCAAGGGATGGCACGCAAGGCGTATCCGCGTACTTGGTGACGACTCGAGCTTCCTGATCCCTTGTTACGATCGGAAGGTGACTAGCGAAGACGAAATCTCCGCGTTAGCGTGGAAGGCCTTTGGGTTTACACTCAAGAAAGGCAAGTTTCGCATCGCTACAGTCCAGAGCGAGCGTAAGTTCCTCGGATACCAGATGATGGGATACCGATTCTTACGAGATGACCGTGACTGGTTGTTGATGGCTCTACATCCTGAACGTGATGTTGAGTTTCTCGAGCAGTCGATGGCGAGAGTGGTGGCGTACTACTTGTTGGGTGGATGTAACTCACAAGTGTACTGTTCATTCTTTCGTGATTATCTTGGAAGATATCCCTACATCTCAGGGTCACAACTGAGATTGTCTCGTGGATTACAGAGGATGTTTCGATTCGTGTTTCGAATCGATGTAGATCTTCTACAAGTTCCAGATATCCTAGATATTGATCTAGGTGGAGTACCCTACTCCTTGTCCCTAGGTGACAAACCTTTCGGCAATACCTAACAGCAGTCGGAAAG